GTTGTTCCAGTTTGTCCCGTTGTTCCAATTAGCCAAAAGGCGGCACCGTTGCCACCAACAAATGTATTGCTGGCAGCGTAACTGATGTTGTTTCCTGCGTATTGGTAAGTTGATCCAGCCGAATTGTTTAAAGTCATTCGTAATTCAGCACCACCAGCTGATGCACTTGAACCAGAAATCTGGATTAAATAGTTTTCATAGGTTGTGCTAAATGCGCTGGTTACAGCAACAGTTGAAACACCTGATCCAATAACTTGTGATTTAACCAAGGTCAAACCCGCAGTTGGTAATCCAAACACTGTTGCATCAATAGCGTCGCCCAATGCCTCAATCGCTGTTGCGCCATCCTTGACGTAATCGGTGCTGGTTGGTACTGGCCAGCCGTAGTTCGGTGTGGTTGTTGCCATTATAGATCCTGCCATTCTGTGGTACTAGGAGTATACCCCGCCCATGTAACGGTTGGCGCGATTTGCAACCAAACTATGTTCGGGTATGTCTCGGAAATTGCCGAGCAAATCAATGTCATGGTGGCTGTGTAACGGTCAAGATTCCACTTGATGCCCTCGACAAAGCCATCAAAGGTTCCACCAAATACTGCTGGCAAATCCTGTGTGTACACGGCTGATCCAACGTGCATCAAAATCAGGGCATCCCGGGTTGCATCGCTAACTGTTGGGCTATGCAACGGGATCGTAAGTTCCTCTGGATAGGTGCGTGGGAATGCCCGACTTTCCAAGAATGCATCAGCCTGACTTTGAGCATCACTGCCGTTTTCTAGCTGCGTTGATCTAGTGCCTGATAGTTCGCCAAAAGATTGTTGGCTGGTGTAATCGGCGGCATACTTTTCTTGGTTGTTCTTGTAAGTCAAGGTCACGTCATTGACGATCTCTGACCACTGGGCGGCCTGTCGCAGTCCTACGGCAAGCAGGTCATCATCAGTAAGGGTAAGGGGTGTTTGTGTGGCTCTAGACGTGTATGACTCGTAATGGATTGACCCGTCAGGGGCTTCATACAGGAATCCTCGGCCAGACTGGGCGGCATTCTGGGCCAGTGTTAGGGCATTGGCAACGCCATCGCTGTAGGCGGTCAATTCGTATGTGCCGGGCGTATCAATGTCAGCGATCAGATTGTCAACCAAAGTCTGGTTGCCTCCACCCCAGTTGTCCCATGTGGCAAGACTGCTCACAGCTGACCAAGTTAAGGTTGGCACTACCTCATCCCAATTTTCTAGGAATGCATCCGAGAGAATGTTCAATACTCGTGTACCGTCAAACTCTTTGGCAAAGCCATCGCCGCCAGTTGTGTAGCGGTTAAGAATGGCCAGTGGGCCGACAGCCGTCAGATTGTAACGAGCAACCGATCCTATTTCGCCGTAGGCATCAAGTCCGATGTCAATGTCCGAAATTGTGCCAGTGTAAATGGTTTGATAAACATCGTCAGTATCTCGAATCTGGATCTGAATGCTGTCAGACAGGTTTACATTTAGCGCGGTGTCGGCATCAGTCCACAGACTCACATTGGCAATGCCCACCAGGGCTTGCTCGTAGATGTCGCGGCGCCCAAGGCTTATTGAGATGTTGCTGATTGTGTTGTCTGCATACTCATTCACGCCAGCAAAGATCACTTTTGGGTATGGCGTGTATACGCTCACAATGTTGCCCCGATAAAGTTCACTGCGCCTGTGCGCCTTGCGCTATCTTGCAGCAGCTTCTCAATTGAGCGGCGAGCAGACTCACCATCGATTACGCCGTTAAAGATAAATGTGTTGCCTGATGTGGCATCAGTGGCTGGTCGAATTGATCCCGAGCCTGATGGGATAAAAGTTTCAGGACCAAACTCCCCTACACGGTACGGCTGATTTGCCATGACTGATCCACCAGCTGCGCGACCACCAGCCAATTTAATGTAATCGCCTAAACGCTTAAATGGGTTCATAAATTCTTTAAGTGGACCTGGTACTTTGTCATAGAAAGTCATGTAACTTTCATAGGCTTTCGTTACCGATTTAATGGCATTAGCAAAAGTTTCCATCGCATCAGCCATTTTTTGTAATGTTGTAATTCCTGATTCAGCATCTGGACTATTGATTTCCTTAAACAAACCTGAAAAGGCATCAGCGACTGCTCGCAAAGCGCCGCCTAGGCTGTTTGCGCCGTTGCCCTCAAAGTCACCTGCAAGTTCTCTTGCTCGGTTGCTAAGTCCCTCTGGGTCCTCACCGCTAAATCCCTTGGCAACATCGGTCACCATTGTTAATAGTTTGCCCATAATCGGCAATAATTTTGCACCAATTGATTCTTGGAATTCGCCCAATCGTTCTTTAAGAATTGCCATTTGCCCGGCATAGGTTTGCGCTGCCGTTGCCGCACTGCCAGCAAATTCTTTGGACAATTCACCGACCCAATCGATTCCAGCTTCACCAAGGGCGTTTACAATTTCTTGTTGTTCGGCAACCTTTTCTTGGGACTTAATATATTCCTCGCTGGTTGGACCAAAGTCACGCAAGTTGTTATTAAGTTCGGTTTGTTTCTTTGCAAGTTTGGCATTTTCTGCTGTGTACTCTTTGGCATTGTTAGCGTTATCACCCAGGGTGATGCCCAGTTTCTTTAAGGCTGTAAATTGGCCGTCATTAGCCTTGGCCAAAGCCATAACAACTGTTTCGTAATCTTTGCCAGTACCAGCAGCAATTTCAGTTGCAAGGGTGCTTAGTCGCTGTGCTTCGGTCAGGTCTTTGGTTGATCTGACAAGTCTGGCCAATCCCACTCGCTGGGCGGCATCGCTGACACCTGTTCTAAATTGGGTGCTGGTTATGTATTTTTCATTGGCTTCAATTTGTTCATTGGTTGCATCAATGACGTTTTTCATTGTGTTGACTAATGTTGCCTGGCTTTTCTCATCCTCAACGGCAGCCTTGACACCATCGATGCCTAACTTAATGGCATAAGCACCAGCGGCGGCAGCTGCAACGGTAAAAGCGGCAGCAGCCATTTTGCCATATTTGGTGACGCTCTTTGTAAATCCCTTAGTGTCGTTGTCGGCTTGTGCCAGGCTACGGCCAAACTGATCGACATCAGCGAGCAGATTAAGTTTAAGAGTTCTTACATCAGCCAACTTGATCCCATGCCTTAATAACGTGTTTTTCTACTGACATTTTCCATCGGCGAGTAAGTTCTGGTTGAATCTCTTTAAGTTTCTTAAAAATGCCGTAGCCCATGTTTCCACGACCTTGTGGGGCTGATCGTTCTGGGAATCTGCGACCGCCATTTTCAAAGGGTGCAGGACCACCAAACTCTGAACCAAACAAAACTTGACCAGATACCGCGCCACCGCTGAATCGATTCTTGTTGCCACCAATTGTCACGTTTGGAATACGATCCTTATTGGCTCTAATAGTTGCCGCTACCTTTTGGGCTTGGGCTGGATACGGGTTCATGGTGTAGCTGCTTTGCAGTTCGGTTGCCGACCATGCGCTGATGGATGTGACTTCATCTTTCAGAGATTGCTTTGCGCCCTCATCCATGTCGCGAAATGCTTTGTAAAGCCCACGCAGATCACTTTGATCGGGTTGTATCTTGACCGTTACTTTATCAGCCATGACCATTCCTCTCTGTTATCAGCTGCAAGGCTGTGTTGATGTCAGCGAGTGACCATTGCATCAAATCAACCATTGGGATGCCGGTCGATACTGCTATCCGCACCAGCACATCCCTTAGTTCTCTTTTGGGCTTTCCTGAACCACCTCAAAGGTTTCGAACTCATTGGTGACCCATGCTTGCTGGTTTGGCATCTTTGTATGTCCTAGGGCCTTGGCGGCCTTGTAAAGCATACAAGTGATTACATCCAGCGAGCCTTGGCTCATTTTCTCCGCTGCCTGGCTAACCGTGTAACCGAGTTCACGTTCAATCTCGATCCACAACCAAGCGTTGTCGTCACTCACTATGTAGTTATTGCCCTGTTTTGTTGTAACTGTGTATTCCATAATGGTTGCCCTGTTCTATTCGTTAAGTGCGGGTTACTGCGCCATCCTCAACAACGAAGCTGAGGCTGGTGGTCAATACGTCAGTGGCCGCGCCACCAACGGTTGGAAATACTGGAAATACTTTGCCAGCAAATAGGTCGCCGTTTACATCAAATGAGAATGTAAGGGCGGTATCTGGTGCAGCCAAAGCGGCATCCCATAGTGCTGAAATAATTCCAGCGGATGATGTGTCGTCTAGGTATAGTTCCACATTAAGTGTGGCGGTTTTGTCTACGGTCTTGTACGCACGACCTGATAAAACTTCCAACACCTGCTGGTTGTTTTCCATTTCAAGTGTGACTGTTGACGCTTGGTCAGCGTAAGACACCGAGTTAATGGTCAGTGTCAGATTCCGACCAGTTATGTATGTTGCTGGCATGACTTGCCTTTCCTAGTTGGTTGTGACCATCTCGATGTTGAGTTGGCTGATAAGCATATCGGCGTTTC